AGCCATAACGTAAATATCCGCGTTATGAGTGGATACAAAAAAATAGGAAATACAAGTACAGTAGAAGTTGGAGATATTTTTGTTTGTAGCTGGGGATATGATCAAACAAATATAGATTTTTACAAAGTAGTTAAAAAAACAAAAACTGGAGTAAGTATAGTTCCTATGTCTAAAAAAGTAATTGAATATAGCGATAGATATATGACTGGTAAAGTTTTACCAGGAGAAGTTTTTGTAGGATCTAAACCTATGCGTAGAAAATTAAATAAGTATGGAGATAAGTTTTATATTTCTATAAATAGTTTTAGTTCAGCAAAAAAGTGGAGTGGTATGCCTGAAACATTTACTACTTACGCATAAATGTATAAAATTTTACCCTATACAGCAGCCCAGGCCCGGCGCCTTAATGTAAAGATCCGGCCTAGCAGCAGACAGGGTAAAAAAATAGACGTCTTTGATAAAGAGGGGTATTACATAACAAGCGTTGGCGCCAGGGGTTACCTGGACTATCCGACGTATAAAAAGTTATTCGGCAAGAAAGTAGCAGATCAGCGCCGAAAACTTTACAAGGCCAGGCACGAGAGGGACAGAAAAGTGAAAGGATCGCCGGGCTACTTTGCTGATCAGCTACTATGGTAATTTAGGACGTAACAAAACAACTATAAACTAGAAAAATGGCAAGACGTAGAAAAAGCACCAAAAGACGCAGTTCACGCCGTCGTATGGGAGCCGTTGGCAAGGCCAACATTCAAGCAGCCCTGGGTATTATTGCCGGAGCTGTAATTGGTAAAAAAGTCGCCGGGTTTATCCCAGTAGGCGACGAGCGTATCAAAAATGCAGCTGTACTGGGTATCGGTCTGGCGTTCCCAATGATCCTTAAAGGTGATCTGGGCAAGGCTATCGGTAACGGTATGATCGCTGCCGGTGGCGCTGGTCTAGTAGGCGGCCTTATCCCTGCACTGGGGCAAATGGACGATACTATGACTTTTCCTGTAACAGTAGGCGAGATCCCCGATAACATTAGTGTTATTGCTGGCGACGACAGCGTAATGGCTGGCGACGATCTTTCAGTCCTGGCTGGTATGGAAGAAGATGAAACGTACTAAAATGGATCACCTGTATTCACCTTTATTTAACTAAAAGCCCCACGCCAGGCAATACGAATGGCGTAACAATTATTATGGCTTCAACAGTAGGCACTCGCCTAGCATTTGAAAAAGCGAAACAGGCTATCAATAACGCCGGTTTTTCGCTCGGACAGGCTGTACTTTCACAGTCCTATCTTCGTTTGGAAGTAGCTTTATCAACTACTATCACAAACTATCAGTTCCCAGTTCTCACTAACGATGTTAGCAGCTCAAATACAGCTAGCTTTAACACAGAGCAGCGTTTGAACTTGCAGGACGCTTTCGTATGTTCTTCAATCGGTCTGTTTTTCGCTGTACCTAGTAGCACTACAGCAAGTAACTATCGGCTTTTTACTTATCCCAGCCCAATTACTTTTAGTGGTGCAAACACAGCGACTAGCTTGCTCAACTGGTATAACAGCTCGCTCACTTTGACCGTTAATAACCGTCAGATTGTGCCTGCTTACGACTTGTACCGTCACTACTACGTGCCTATGCAGCAAGCGCAAACAGCGCCTTACTACGCTGCAAACACACAGGCTTTTGTAGATCAAAACGACGGAAGCGAAAATGCTTTCTATCCTGTAGAGCCAGCTTGGGTACTGGTAGGATCTAAGCAAAACACGCTTCAAGTACAGTTACCACAAGCTATGGCCGCAGTTGAAACAAACAGCCGCGCGATCCTTATTCTTCGTGGTCACTTGGCGCAGAATGTAACGCCTGTACGTTAATTTTTCGTTTCGGGTATAAACTCAAAGGGCCGGTTTCGGCCGGCCCTTATTTTCAAAAAAAGTAAAATTTAAGAAAATGGCATTTAAGGCCGCTAAATACGAACTAGTAGAGCTACTGGTTCCTGGAGTAGCAACAACAGGACAGACACAGACACAATGGTCGTTCCCTGACCTGCCTAAGCTACGCTATACAGCACTAATGGCGCTGGAAACGTTCGCCGTTGATACAGTAACCGTATCGCCTAACAACGTCGCTTTGCCGTCCGCCGCTATTATGCAAAAAAGTTACTTGGTACTCTATTCAAACGAGCGCCAAGATCTGTTTCGCATACCTTTAGTATCACTGATCCGCACCCAAGCCACTACAGCTGCTACAGCGCCGTTTGTGCGTAGCTTGCCTGAGTTCAGCGGACAAAAGATAACTTGGGATAAGAGCTATATCACTATCGCGTCGGCGCCAGCTAACACGACAAATATTAGCTTTGTTTTTGGCGTTTACTATATCTAAAAAACTATGGCTGCAACAGCACAACTACGAAACGCAAGCGCCGTCCTAAATTGGTATAACGAGCAGCCGCAGGCTGCTTGGAAGATATTTAGGTTTTCAGTAATGGCTAAAAACATTACTGGCGCTTATGACGGTAAAAGCAAAGAGGAAGGTTTTGACAAGCTACAAACCGAGCTTTCCTATATTGCGCCGGACGATTACAACAATTTTGTTTTAGGTCTATACAATGACAAAGACAAAGAAAGAGTATCGCCAGCGATCAATAAAGTTTTTGTGCTAAACGAAGCGCCGCTAGGTATGATCGCAGGATACGGCGTAAGTAATCAGCAGGCCCAAGTTAATAACGAGATACTAAACGAGATTCGGGCGCTACGAGCCGAAAGAATGGCCGAACTAGAAACGGACGATAAAGAAGAAGAAGAAGCCGAGCAGCCAGTAACGCCGTCCAGTATTTTAGCCGGTATGCTTCAACAGCCACAAGTACAACAAATGTTAATTGCTATGTTAGGTAACCTGGTAAATAGCTTTAGCGCTCCAAAGGTGCAGCACGTTAGCGGGACGCAAGATATTGAGCAAATAGTACAAACTTTATTTAGTAAAGGGGTAACAGCCGACGACTTGGCAAAGCTGGCAGCTATGCCGCAAGCCCAGATATCAATGCTGTTATCTATGCTTCGTAAGTAATGGCAGGCAAAATAAAAATATCAGCTACAGACGTGCTACTGGTAGGCGGTGGCCTACTGGCCTTTACAGCTATTAAACGCCTGTTAATTGCAGGCGGGATCGCGGCAGGGCCAGGCACACAAAGCGCAAGCCAGCAGATAACAGATCCGGGTAGCTATTGGAAGCCGCTTTACTACAGACGTACCGGTGGGATCTTAGTACAAAGGGCAACAGCGGAGCGATTAGCAAGGCAGATACATAACGCTTTCGGACTTTTTCAGGACGACTTTAACGCTGTTATGGCCGCTTTCAGCCAGCTAAAAACAAAGGCCGCGATATCTTTTGTCGCCGATGTATTTCAGCAGCGCTACCGGCAGGATCTTTTGACTTTCTTAACCAATGGTGGCGGTATATTGCCCTGGGACGGCTTAAGTGATAGCCAGCTTCGCACATTATTAACATACACAAACAGATTACCAGCACGATGAAAAAAAATATATTGCCCTTACTACTGATCGCCGGCGCAGCTATTGCGTTTATGGCGTATCGCAGACGGCCCAGGGTAACCGTTGAAGCAGGGCCAACAGAAAGGATCACTGAACAAGATTTCGCGGCGCCTATAGATATGCCCCCAGCTAGGCAAACAGCCTTAGATATCGGCACAAAGCTGATCAGTAATTTATTTACAAAGAAGCCTGGCGCAAAGGCCAGGGCTACAGCTGTAAAAAGAGCCGTAAGGACTAAGACAGCTACCAGGGCGCAGGCAAAGGCTGTAACTAGACAGCTATCAAAAGGTATTCGCGTAGCCGGTTTTGGCGATAATGTACTGGTATAAAAAAAACGACAATGAAAAAAGGAACGATACTTTACCTAGTAGCCGCAGCCGCAGTGTATTATTATTTTATGAAGCGCAGACAGGCTACTGGCAAGACAGCGCCTAGCGCAGAAAGCGCAGCCAGCACAGCTCGGCAAATGGTGGCTAACATTGTGGATCAAACGACTTTTTTGCCTGACGAAACAACTATGCGCCAGGAATATGCTAAAGATCAAAAAAACTGTAGATAATGGCTTGCGTAAAATTCATTACAGAAACAAAGATATTTCAGCAAAGTGGCCAGACGGACACAAACGCGAACAGCGTTATATTCGTCAATCAAGGCACTAGCAACGTAACCGTTGACGGTTTTTTGCTGACGCCTAACCAGTCGTGGAATATCACTGGTAACCGCGACGAGATTAACGTGAAAGTGTATTCTTTTAATTTTAGTGGGGCAGGAGTTAATCAACTTACCGTAATACTCAAACGATACGTTTAATGTTCGTAGATTTTAATATACTTAATCAGCTTGGATCGCCGTCTATCAATAGTAACACGTTTGCTAATAGGCCAGCCGCCGGACAGACAGGCCGGCTGTTTGTTAGTACCGATACTTTTGAGATCTTTCGGGATAACGGTACCGGCTGGGATCTAATCGGTGGCCCTGGCGCTGGCACTATTACCGGCACTGGTACAGCTACGCAGGTCGCTTACTTTACCGGCGCGCAGACGATCGGCAGTAGTGCTAATCTGTTTTGGGATAATACAGCCGGCGCGCTAGGGATCAATACAGCCACGCCAGGCGCGGAACTAGACATACACGGCACCGGGATAATAGTTCAAGTTAATTCAACTAGCGCTACAGCTAACAGCTTGCTGGCCTTTCAGCGCAGCGGCAGTGGCGTTTGGCGCATAGGCGATCAATATAACGGCGGCAGCAACTTTTTTGAGCTGCATAATACTGTACTAACAAACAATGCTATTGAAGTAACGGCCGCCAATAACAAAAGCACCTTTACTGCGCTAGAAACGTATGCTAGCGGCCTGGCTATTGGTAACCAGTTTACCTACAATTTAACCGTACCTAACGGAGTAAATATAACCAGCCCTAACGCTGTAGGCGGAGTTAATAGCTATCTAAATTTATCACTAGGCGGCAACACTACGGTGCCGGTCGGAGCCAGGCAAGGTTTAGAGGGCAATAGCCGGATAAGTTTTACCGGCGCTGGCACGCTTACAATGACGCAGGGCAGCACCGTAAGGGCTTTTAGCGCGCTTTCTAGCGTTTACAGCTTTGCTGGTAGCGCTGTAGGTACAGTAACGCACTTGGCAGGCCTTAGGATCTGTTTTCCCGATAATCTCGGTAGCGCTATCAATATAACAAACAATTACGGCCTGTTATTAAATGACCAGACGACAGGGCTGGGTACAGTTACCTATACTAACCGCTGGGGAGTTTACCAGGAAGGCAGTAGCGATCTAAATTACTTTAACGGTAATTTGCTGGTAAAAACGACCACAAACGCCGGGTTTGCTTTAGATGTTACAGGTGGAGCCAGAGCCACTACAGGCGTAAGCGCTGGTACAACAGTTTTAGCAGCATTTGGACAAGCGACAAGAAGTGAAGATGGTGTTACAAATAATAACTATTTTTCAACTGCTCAAGATATAATCTTTTCATCGAATAGGTTTAGAAGTAATTTTTTAAGTCCTTCAAATAGGTTAGTTTTATCAACTCAAAATATAGCCAATAGAACAGTGGCTTTATTATTTGGTATTGACGCTTTACAATTAGACGCTGGAATTACTTTAGATAACAATACTAGAACTGTTTCTTTAATAAATAGTACAGGAAACTCAAATAGCTCAACTTATACACCTAGGCTAAATGTCTTTACAAGTGGCAACGTAGCTATAAACAGTTTAACAGACGCCGGTTTTCGTTTGGATGTTACGGGTTCGCTTAGATTTGGAGCAAATAACACGTCAAATGATGTTTTAGGAAGTTTGAATTTTCAAAACGGTAGTAATGCTGCATATATTCAACAATCAAATTCAACAAGCCGAAGTTTACAAATACCTGGCACAGGCGGAGAATCTAATTGGATATTTAGGAATACAGGAATAGGGCGCGGACTTCAAGGTCAATTTAATAGTGGAAATTTTTTATTATTAGGAGATTATTTAAGTTTTACTACAACCCTTTTTCCTGGTGGTGGTATACAATTTATAGGTGCTAGCGGTACGCAAGCCCTTAATAATAAAAATATTTATATTGGAAATACAACTGTTATTGTTGGAGATGAAAAAGGATATAATATAAGGTTACTTGCTGGAACAGGTGGCATTTCCGGTGGCGATAGGGTAGGCGGCGATATATTTTTGACGCCTGGGCTAGGTGGCGGGGCAGCTAGGAGTGGATATGTAGTTTTAGCACATACTGGAACAGCTACGCAGGGAAATGTAGGAGTAGGAACAGCAACGCCAGTGGCTTCAGCATTAGTAGATATAACAAGCACAACGCAAGGATTTTTACCGCCACGAATGACTACAGCGCAAAAAAACGCTATAGCAGCACCAGCTAACGGCCTTGTAATTTATGATACAACGCTGGCAAAACTTTGTGTATTTACTGGCGTAAACTGGGAAACAGTAACAAGCGTATAAAATATAAAATAAAACAAAATGGGATATTCAATTCAACCAGTAACAATTTGGGTAAACGGCGAAGCAAAGCAAGGCAATTACATAGACGCTTCAATAGTAAACGACAATCTTAGCGACTACGCACAGTTTTACTGGCAAATAAGCAGCGTAACTGGCACCGGGGAAGATCAGCAAAAACAATCGCTAGCGCAGGGAAATACGTCAATAAGTGGCGCCGCATACGATACCTGGGGCCAGTCGCCCGATATAAATTTAGCCGCTTATGAGTATATTTGCGAGCAACTTAATTTAACCCTAATACCTTAAAAAATGGCAAACGTACAGGAACTTAAAGCACAGGCATACGACCTACTGGCAAACATTGAATTTTTACAGCTTAAACTGCGCGAAACAAACGCAGCTATAGCTGAAGAAACTAAAAAACAGAATGAAAGTGGATCTACAGTTAGTAACGATAGCAATTAGTAGTTTATGTGGCTTTGTCGCGTCCTGGGCCGTCCTTAACCAGCGCGTAAAGTCGCTAGAAGATAAGATCGCTAAAAATGACGATCACGACCAGCGTTTAACCAGGCTAGAAACAAAGCTCGATATATTGCTAGAACATTTAATAAAGGACTAATGAAAACGCAGCTAATACGACTAGCAGACGTGGCCTTTATTGGCCCCTTTATGCTTTACGCTGCAACCAGGCTAAAAGGTCAAGACCGTACAATAATGGCGGCCCTGGGCTTGGCAACAATAATCTATAACGGTATAAACTTTGTAAAAAATGAAAAAGCTATTTAAGAACTGGAAAACGACATTTTTCGGCTTTGCTACTATTATCGGCGGCCTGGCAGCCATTCTAAAAGGCGACCTGGTTACCGGGATCACAACTATCGGCGCCGGCCTGGGCCTGGCAGCCGCTAAAGATTTTGATAAAACAGGGCTGTAATGAATGAAAGGGACAAAAAACTATATTATTGCCCTGGTAATAGTGGGCATAATCTTACTTACAACTAAAGTGAGCGCAGCGAAAGTAATAGCACAATTTGAGGGCCTGGAGCTAAAAGCCTACCAGGACAGCGCCGGTATTTGGACAATCGGATACGGAAATACGCGCAACCCCTATACAGGCCTACCAGTTAAGCAAGGCGACAAGATCACAAAGAAAGAAGCCCTGGACTGGCTACGGATCACTACAGCTGCAGTCGAAGCAGACGTAAAGCGCCTAGTAAAAGTACCGATCAAAACTAATCAACAGCTGGCACTGGCCAGCCTGGTATTTAATATCGGAACAGGCGCCTTTGCACGATCCACGTTACTGCGATTATTAAATAGCGGCGCAGATAAGGCAGCCGTCGCAGCGCAATTTTTACGCTGGAATAAAGTAAAAGGAAAAGAAGTAAAAGGCCTTACCAGGCGCAGAAAAGCGGAAAGCGAATTATTTTTATCTTAAATAACTGAAATTCAGCTTATTTAATAATCTTGCCAGCTACAGGCAAGATTTTTTTTTGTTTGTATGGTATTTTCTTTTATAGAT